CTTCGTGCAATTGCTGAAGTTTATGCCTCTGATGACTCTAAGGAAAAGTTTGTAACAGACTTTGCTGATGCGTGGTCAAAGGTTATGGATCTTGATAGATTTGATATAAAGAAAGGAAAAGAATGAGGACAGCTTTATTTTATCTACTACATTCTTCAGCAATTGCTGGGCTAATGGTAGGATCATATTTTTATGGTTTTAAACAAGCATCTCAGAATGTAAGACAGAAGTCTTTCTTTAAAAAGAAGTAAACCGTGTCCTAGGCATGACCATAAACTGCCTCACACCCATTGACTAAACCTATAGAAAATGAGATAATGTATTTATGCATAAAAGACCAGCCTGGATATTTGACGTTGATGGAACACTTGTAAACGTAGACACTGTATTACACCACATATTAAACAAAGACCGCTCCTCCGAATCTTTTAAAAAAGATTTTGATGCTTTTCATAAGGCATCTATATCCTGCGATCCCAATAAAGAAGTTGTTGATATGGTATGGGAAGTTTGTAATGACCTAGACATAATTGTAGTAACTGCTAGAAAAGAAACGTATAGAGCTTTAACCGCTAGTTGGCTTAAGAATAATGAGATCCCTCACGACGCCTTGTTTATGAGAAAAGATGATGATCATAGAGAAGACTATGAGGTTAAAAAAGATATTCTTAAGAGCATACAGGAATATTGGGATGTAAAGCATGCAGTTGACGACCACCCAGGAATTATTAAGCTATGGGAAGAAAATGGAATTAGCACCACTAAAATAGGAAATTGGGATGGTGTAAAGGGATGATAATCGGATTATCTGGATACGCTAGATCTGGCAAAGATACTGCAGCAGATAGATTAGTTAATGATCACGGCTTCACAAGACACTCCTTTGCTGCTCCAATGAAAGAGGCTATGTATATACTTAATCCTATTGTTAGTTCAGATTCAATAGGCAATTTTAGGTATCAAGGCTTAGTAGATGTGTATGGATTAGATTCAGCAAAAGAATCTAACCCTGAAATACGAAGGCTGCTACAAGTTTTTGGAACTGAAGTCGGTAGAAGTATGTTCGGTAACAATTTTTGGGTGGATTTAACTCTAAATAATATTAAAGAGGGTAATGTTGTAATAAGCGATGTTCGTTTTAAAAATGAAGCAGATGCCATTAAAAAAGCTGGCGGTCAAGTGTGGAGAATAAATCGAAACGGCATTGGTCCAGTAACAGACCATTCATCAGAGATTGATTTAGATGACTATAACTTTGACTATATCATTGATAATGATTATAGTGTAATGGACTTGCATAATGTTATTGATATGCTTTTGAGTAAGTACAATGCTTAAAAAAATAATTTGTTTGATTAAAGGTCATAATTTAATTGAAGCTGGTGCATGTCCGTTTACTGGTAAATCCTATGATCTTTGTAAAAGATGCACTAAAATGATTCAGACATCCCCTTAATCTGGTATAATATATATATGAACACAAATATACCTCCATGCTTTTACTGCCCAGAAGACAGTAAATATTCAGAGCCAGAACCAAAAACTGGTCAAGTTATAGACGTATGCGATAAACATTTCCATTTAAAGTACATGGGATAAATGTGGCTTATAGCAGGTTCTGGGATAGCGATATATACATATATCCGCATGTAGAAGGATATATTTATTGTGCAGCATGCCTACTTTCAAAAGAAGCAAAATCGGAAACAATTAAAGATGATGAGCACCTATTCCTTCACCTACACGAGCATTTTAAGGCGGCCCACGACATACCAGAGATGCTTTACTATGAAATTATAATGGATGAAGATCGATACAAGCCATTGACAGATTGAGTAATAAATAGTATTATATAAATATAAGGCGCCCTGCTTTTATATGAAAGGATTATTATGTCGGTATATGATTATAGTTTTACAGATAACAATGGCAACAATGTTGATCTGTCACAGTTTAAAGACAAGATACTGCTTCTAGTAAATGTTGCAAGCCGTTGTGGTTTTACTTCACAGTATGAGGGCCTGCAGTCATTAAGCAAGAAATATGCAGATCAAGGACTAGTAGTAATTGGTTTTCCGTGCAATCAGTTTGGCGGACAAGAGCCTGGAACTGATTCAGAAATTAAAGAGTTTTGCCAGACAAATTATGGCGTAGACTTCCTGATGTCAACCAAGATTGACGTTAATGGAGATGATGCCCACCCACTATTTAAGTATTTAGTATCACAGGCTACCTTTGATGAAATTCCATGGAACTTCACCAAGTTTCTTGTTAGTAAAGAAATAAAATCAATGGGCCCTGACACAACTCCAGAACAAATTGACAGCCTTATTCAACAGATACTTAGTTAATTAATGGCAGAGCCAAAGATTATGCGTATGGACTGGCGTTCATTGGGATACTGGCCAGTATATAAAGATGGAAAACTTACATGGGAAAGGGATCAAGATGACAAGAACAGAACTAGAAAAGCATATTGAGTCTTTGAAGACAGCAAATGGTGGGTGGACAAAGGCTGACTTAGCTTCTCTTGGAGTATCATGGCCACCAAAATCTGGTTGGAAAAAGAAACTGTTAGAGAAAGCAAAAACAAATGATTGATTGGTTAGTTAATAGAATATTTAGGTGGGATAGTTTAAGGCATGCCATCTTTGATGAAGTAATGCTATATCAGTCTATAGACAGAGCTAGGTGGGAACATGAAAATGCAAATCCTACCAATCTAACATGGTCTGAAGGAGATAGATGGTATGGCTGGACATATAATCCAGTAAATAATCGCTACTATTTCGATGACATTGGAAATGAATCTTTAATGGGGTTATGGGAAGATCAATGGCTTAGAGAAGCAGAAGAATCTGGGGCGGGAATTAAATGATGCAATATTGGTCGTATATCTTAGCAGCCATTGGAGTCACAGGCATATTTTTCGTGGGTCGTAAAGTAATATGGGCTTGGCTAGTATTACTGGTAAATGAATTCCTATGGATAATCTATGCTATTACTACTGAGCAGTATGGTTTCATATTTGCAGCAATTGCCTATGCAGTAGTCTATATTAGATCTTATGTGCACTGGTCAAAAGAGCCAGTAAATGAAATACCTTTGTAAGTACTATACCTTAATACATTGTGATAGTAAAAACTCATACATTTTGTCTGCATCTCGAAAATTAAGTGAAGATAGATCTACTTTATCATATTCTTGAGAAGTTTTGCTAGAAATTAAATGTTTCATTCTTGGTCTATCTTTTAATCTGCTCACATACTTAACATCTTTAACCTCTAAACTAAGTTTATTTGCAAGTGCTAATACAACTTTGTCTGGAGTATCGACTAAGTCTTTGTAGGATATTAGAACATCAGCTCTTTTTGACAGCCATAAATTAAATTTACAGTAATCTTCTGGCAACCCCTGTGCTATATTTTCCTCAATGGCATAATGCCTATCCATAGCGTACATAGATTTAAATGTTTCCCTGGGTTCACGTATAACAGAAACAATAAAATGATCTGTCCCATCAAAAGCTTTATATTCTTCTCCAAAAGATTTATGATCCCTTGACATTTCAAATCCAGTTTTTTGATGAAATAGGTCCTGAAGGTAATGTGCACCAGATCTTGGAAATGTTACTATAATATGCTGTAGGTTTGGATTAAAGTTCATTATTTCATTATAGCACAGTATGATATACTTGTATAATGAAACTAGAAAGTTCTAAAAACATACACTGGAGTGAAGGTCGGCTATCTAAAAAAGAATTTTCTTTAAATGGATTTAGTAAAAACGGAATCGGCGGCATAAGAACACTAAAGCCTATTGAGTTTGGTGAATTCTTAAAATTAAGCTTCTTTGTGTTTCTTCGCCAAGGTATTTCAGATGGAGCTGCCATATTAGATTTAGATTTAGATCACGTTGGAAACTCTAAAGATTTTGTATCAGTATTATCAAGTGGGGATCGTATATCGATTATACACACTAATGGTATAACTAAAACTGTCACTTCTGTTCCTAAAATAAAAAATGAATGGATAAACTTTGATATTTTTTTAAAGCAGGATAGCGTTGCAATCAATATCCAAGATCATACATCCACTTACTTTGAGTTTGATAAGCCTGTCGATGTTACATACATTTCATTTGGAAATAATCAAGAGGAAGATGGATTTGATAAAGAAAATGCTGTTAGTTTTTTAATTAAAGACATTGTAGCTGAAACCGAACACTTTAAGTTAATATGAGTAAGCACTGGGAAGATAAATCTCAGTGGATTACAAGCTGCCCCATATGCCACTGTGCAGTAACCTATCAATTAAGAGACTATCATATTCAATATCATGAAAATGAAATAAAATCCATATGACCATAACCATAAGCGCATATTGCATATTGTGTAAAAAGAATGTGGTAGGTAAACTTAATGAGATAGTGGTCCTAGAATCAGGCAAATGGCTTCATATAGGGGAATGCCC